GGTTCACGGTGCTCGCGCCCCGTTCGTCGGTGACCCAGCCGATGCAGGGATTCGAGAAGTGGTGAATGTCGGTCGAGAACAGCACGAGGTCGCCGGGCTGCGGGCGGGGCATCTGGTACATCAGGTCCTTCCTCCTTGGGGGCCGAGATAGACGAACGATCCGTCGTTGAGCGACTTGCGGCGGCCGGCCTGCCACTTCACCCACCACGGCTCCGGCTCCGCCGTGACCACCGGCGGGGTGTGGTAGGCGGGGCGATAGGCGCAGAGGTATTCGAGGCACTGGCAGAGGTGGACCTCACCGCGGGTGTTCGGCTTGTCGGTGACGATGGGAACGCCGCTGACGTAGTTGACGACTTTGCGGTAACGCTTGATCTCACGCTCCAGGTCGGGGGCGGCGCCGCGCAGAATCCGCACCGTGGGAGTGCCACTGGGCCGGATGTGCAAGGCGGCGCGGGTGCTCTCGCAGCGGGCGATCACGTCGTCGCAGCCGGCCAGAAACGAACTGCCGGTGATCTGTGAGCGGATGCCCCGCTTCATCAGCTGCTCGGTGTACTGCTCGACGGGCAGCCGGCCGGAGCCGATGTCGCGGAGCCGGCCACCGTGGGCGTCGATGAGGAAGGCGTGGAAGTGATGGCTGAGAACCTTCTTCGCGAACTGCTCGCCGAACACCACCGCGTTGGACTGCCGGAGGTAGAGCTGGTCGTAGACGAGCCAGAAATCCTCCGCCGGCGGCACGGCGGCGAAGAGGACCGCCGTGACGGCATGGCCGGGGTCGACCACCGCGTAGCGGCACCAGTTGGACGGAACGTGTCCGTCGGGAAGCTGGGCGCGGTCGAGCCCGTGGATCGACATGTCGAACGACGGGTAGACGAGGACGCTGTCGACGATGAAGTCGCCCTCGGCCCGCATCCGCAGGACGTCGTCGCCGCTGGCGGCCCACCGCTCGATCGACTTCCGCTTCTCGTCTTCGTCGAGGTGCGGGTTGTCGAGAAACCGCAGGCGGAACAGGCGGATGGAGGACTTCTCCCCGAGCGCCGCCTCGCTGGCCTCGGCCCGCTCCTTCATGCCCAGCAGGGCGTTGTTCGTGGAATGCGGCATCGCGCTCCACTGAAACTTCCCCTTGCGGTCGACGATCCGCGCCAGGCTTTCGGGGATCCACCGCTCGTCGTTCAAGTCCTCGTCGACGTGAATCCTGTCGGCCTGGTAGCCCTGGACCGGCTCGCTCTCCGAGGAAAAAAAGTGGATTTCCCAGCCGGTGGTCAGCGTGATCTTCTGGCAGTACCCGGCACTCTTGAGCAGCCAGGAAACTTTTTTGACCAACCGCTGCGGGATCAGCGGCGGCGCGGGCCGCGCCTCGCTGCGGCGGGCGGCGTCGAGCACGGGGTCGAACGACCGCCACTCGCCGGTCGCGGCGTCCTTGATGATCTTGAACGCCCCCGGTTTCATCAGCATCGGAAAACACACGAGGCCCAGGTGTTTCCAGTCCTTTCCGATGACGACGAGCACGCCGTCCTTCTTCGGGTACTTGTCGAACGGGTCTTGGCCCGTCACGGCCCGGGCGTCCTCGACGAACGTGCAGAGCGACTTGCCGGAACGGTTGCCGCCGATGACGAGCACTTCACTCGCCGGACACCGGTGGATCTGCTCCTGGTTCGGGTTCGGCCGGTAGAGCTTCAGCGCCTCGACCTTCCGTTCCCGCAGTTCGTTCTGGAGGTTCTTGAGTTCCTGCTTCTCGAACTGGGAGAGCCGGGGGATCACCGGGATCTTCGGCGGCGAGAGCCGCGGGTGCCTGCTCGGCTTTTTTGCCATCCGCCACCTCCCCCTGGATCACTCTCACGGCCTGCGTGAAGCGGGCCTGCAACTCCAGCTCGAGTTCGTCCTCTGTCCACAGGGACAGCGGACGCTTGACCCCACCCTGGTCGACGTTCTTGGACACCAGCCGCACGATCGTTTCGAGCAAGCGGGTGCGGGCGCTGCTGCCGGGCCGCGAGTCGTAGTACTGCTTGACCAGCATCGCGGAGAAGCCGCACGTGCCACCGAAGTACTCGATGACCCGCTCGATGACTTCGGCGCTGTGCGGGATGTTCGATCCGCCCGCTTTGACCTGGGAAAGCCAAAGATCGAGGCCAGCGGCTTCCACCTTCGCCAGTTCCGCCTTGCGTCTGGCTTTTGCTCGTCGGCGTTCCTCTTTCTTGGCGGCCAGGCCGCAGGGGCGGCAGACCTTGAGAAACTGCCCCTCACGAACGCGGAAATGCTCGCCTGTAAGCGGGCGAGACACGCCGCAGCGTTTGCAAGTCCGGCACTCAGCCATGCCCACAGGGCCAGCGCCCGTCGCACCGTCCGGCAGGCCGCCAGCAAGTCGCGGAGTGGTCGCTTCATCAGATGGCGTTGTCGAGCACGTTGACACGGCAGGTGGTGGCCGTCCGGAGGGAGCCGCCGAAGAACACCTGGCCCGCCGAAATGGCGGCGGTCGCGGCGGCTGACAGAGTGACGGTCGTGCCGACGATCGAGACGACGTAGCAGCCCGAGGCGATCCCCGCGCCGGTCACCGGCATTTCCGCCACGATCCCGCTGGCATCGGTGACGGTGAGCGACGTCGAGCCGCTGGACGCCGTTCCGGTTTTGAGCAGCACTGGGTCGATCGCCTGGGCGACCATGTTGGCCGTCGTGGCCTTCGTGACCGACAGGCCCGAGGACACCTCGATGCCCAGTCCGCCCGGGACGACGATGGTGTTGCCCTTCTGGGTCGTCGCCGGCCCCTTGACCACCAGCCAGACGATGTCGTTCGGGCGGACCTCGACGTTGAGGTACTCGTCGAGCACGCCGACCATCCGGGCGTCGGTGATGTCCGCGGCGGCGGCCAAGGTGCTGAAGGTGCCCAGCGGCCCGCGGCGGTCGAGGACGAACCACTTGCCCTTGTCGGCGCCGGTGCCACCGGCGTTGAGCTTCGTCACCCCATCGACCGGGGTGTACCGGGCCGCCATGCAGTAGACGAGCCGGTTGCTGTTGCGGATCGCGGCCGGCCCCGTCCCCGGCACCGCGTCGGGGAAGACCTTCACGGCACCGACTATCTCCACGCCGGCAATCGGGTTGCCACTGGGGTCGAGTTCGATGACCTCGTTGTTGAGCAGCGTCGTGCCACGCGCGAACGGAGGATCGGAGAACAGGCTGGACATGCGACGGACTCCTGGTGGATGGGCTCAGGCGATCGGGGCGAGCAGGAAGAAGTTCCGCGGCGAGCGGCAGCGGAGGTTCGCCAGCACTGAACAGGCGTATCTGTAGCTGGAATTTTCCTCGTCATAGAACGGTCCCTCACCGACCATCAGCGTGCTCTCGAGGCTTCGCAACTCCATGTTGCCGATGGAGAGGCCATAGCCACGGTTGGCCGGGCAGGCGTACTCGCTCGTGATGGAAACGCCGTCCTGCTGGAAGGTGTCGGTGAAACCGAGCGACCGCAGGCTGCTGTTCTCGACGTTGATCCGTTCCTTGCCATCGAGCGTGGTGAGGTACTGGATGTAGAGCTTCCGATCCAGGATCACCATGTCGATGGACGATTCGCGAGTATCGTTGCGGCGACAGTGGTGAATTCCGGCGCGGGTCGCCTCGACGCAGTTGTCCGCCCACGTCGACTTGTTCTTGAAGCCGGTGCTCGTGTAATTCACGATCAGTCCGGAGTAGAAGTCGAACTCCGGATCGACCGGCGCTTCGGGCCAGGTGCCGGTAGGGCTGACACGACCGCCGCCGTAGTAGCCGAGTTGCGTCGAGAGCCCGGCGTACGTGTCGGACGGAAAGCCGAAGCGGTCGATGGCGTTGCCCGTGGTCCGCCGGGTAGCGGGCCCGGCACCAGCGGCTTCGCTGATCGTGCCATCGAACCCGAGAAACGAGTCCAGGCCGTGGAAGTCGTTCTCCCGGCCGGGCGCGTTGCCGTCCGAGTAGACCTGGTAGGCGAGGTGCTGCTCGAGCGACTCCTGGAGCCGCTGCGTCATCTGGCCGGCGACGTTGACGAGCGCCTGCTGGCCGCGGTTCTCGAGCAGCTCGCGCCTGAAAATGCTGTCCTGGGTCGTGAATCCCCTGTACGGAAGCTCGGCCCGCTTCCAGAGATTCTGGCGAGCGAAGGTGCGCGGCGTATCACCGGTCGAGCCGGAGACGGGGGCGTTGCGGTAGCGCACGTTCCAGTCAAAGCCGCGGCCCGACTGGTTCATGAGCACGTTGCCGGACTGCTCCAGCATCGCGAAGACCTTGAACTTGCGGAACACCGCCAGTTCTTCTTCCCGAAGATGCTGGACGATCGTCGTGCCGATGACTCGGGCCCAGTCGCCTACGCTGGCCATGGTGATGCACCTTTGGAGGGTTCAGATCAGTCCTTCTTGTGCCAACTGCGATCGAAACTTCTCCTCGAAGGAGAGCTTCGGCGGCGGCACACGCGGATCGGTCGTGCCCGGAGAACTTCGTGGCGGAGTCCGCATCGCCTGCTGGCGAAGGAACTCCATGTTCTGCCGGGCGGCGGCCTCACCGGGATTCGGCTGTTGCGGCGCGGGCTGGTTGCCGGGGGTACCCACCATGGCCTGCTGGTAGAAGTTGAGCAGCAGCTCGCGTTCGACCATCGCCTTGGCGTATTCCCAGCGGGGCCGGGCCCCTTGGATGCCGTACCGCTTGGCGTCCTCAACATATTTCTGGGCGAGAACTGCCTCCCGAGAGACATTCCCGTTTTCGTCGCGGAGCCAATCGGCGTTTTCGTGCTCCACCTGAGTGACGAAATGCTCCTCGTCCCGGCGGGCCAACTGCTGCTGGATCAACTCCTGCGCCCGCTGTTCAGCCACCTTTGCGACCATCGGAGCCAGGGTTTCCTCGGGGTTTTCGAGGAACTTCTTGGCGAAGTCGGCCCGGTACGCCTGGTACTCGGCCAGGGCGTGGCGAGCATCAAGCGGCGCGTCGGGGGCGATGATCTCCCGGCCGTTCTCGTCTTTCACGAGGTACTGGCGGTAGGCGTCCCGGATCTTCGGCGGGTTCCACCAGCCCTGCTGCTCGGCCGTGTGCTGCGCCGGGGCCGACTGCTGGGGCGACTGCTGCGCCGCCTTCCAGCGCTCGAACATCTCCCGATTGGAGAGGTAGTCACTGGCGACCGGGAGGAGCGACTGGTACTGCCGCAGTTGGTGCTGGAGAGCCTGCTCCCGCTGGATGGCCTGCTGGACGCCGGCGGCAATCTCAGCCTCGGTTTTGCCCTCGAAAACCGGCAGTTGCTTGAGCGAGTCCCACGGCGAAGCGGGCTCCGGTGCGGACGACTCAGCAAGCGGTGCGGGAGACGCCTCCGGCTCCGCGGCGACATCCACGGGTGCGACGTCCGGCGATGCGTCGACCTCGTCGTCCGGCACGTCGGCAGGCATCTGGGCCTCGCGGGGCGGCTTATTTCGTCAAAAAATCACGTCCGTTCAGGTTTGTACCCCTGTCCAGTAGACCCCGCAACTCATTTTGTCGGCGCTGATACGTCGCCTCCAGATGCCTCCGGTAGTTGGGATCGTTCGCCTTCACGGGGTTGCCAGATTCGTCGGTGACGATGCTCGTTTCCATGGGCGTGAAGAACGCCGAAAGAGCGCTGGTCGTCGATCGTGGCGGGCCAGGCTGATTCGCAGCCTGCATGGCGGCGTTCGTCGGAACTTCTTGGACGAGATCATCGAGCGTGTTGTCGATGCCCCGCCGAATAGCCCCGGCCGCGGAGACAGCCGCCTGCCGGCCCACTGCCTTTGCTCCAGACTTCGACGCCCCCAGAAGCCCGCGAAACAGCGGGGTGCCGCCCTTGAGGGCACCCGCACCCAGCGTGGCGATCGTCTGGAGATCGACGGCGTCGCGCGGGTAGTTGGCGAGCATCTCGCCGAACGGCGACAGGTAGGTTGGCTCCACGGGTTTGCTCGGAACGCTGGGGTAGGACCGCCCCGTGAAGTCGTGGCCGCCGGTCGTCCAGGCTTCCACAGGCAGCGAATACTTCCGCACGGCTTCGGGGTACTCGGCGTTGGCAAATCCCCGGGCTTTCTGGTCGAAGTCCCGCAGGTCGCGGATGAGTTTCCGCATGTCCCGGGGGTCGGCGTTGGCGGGGTAGCGAGGGGTGATCCGAAACAAGTCGT